TATAATGTTTTTTACTTCATTCAAAACAGAATTACTAATATTTGTCAATCTAGTAACTGGTGAACTGTTTGTAGATGTGTGGTTTCTATTTTCAATTGAATTATAATTTTTTGTTGGAACACTAGTGGCAAAAGATTTTGTGAACTTGTTGTTTTTGATAATTTTATTTAATAAAACATCCTTTGTGTTATTATACACTTCCTTCATGCTGGTGATGTTTGTTTTGGTATGTTTTTGAATTGTTGGTGCTGGATTGATGTGGTTTTGAATCGTTGGTGCTGGATTGATGTGGTTTTGAATCGTTGGTGCTGGATTGATGTGGTTTTGAATCGTTGGTGCTGGAGATATTTTGGTAACATCAGGTATTGTTATAACCGAAGGTGGTTTAACAACACTAGACTCCATGTTTTCTTTAGTATTTGTTAAATCTGATTTAAGGGGAGAGGGGTTACTTATTGTTTGTTTGATTATTGGTTGAATATTTACTTTTTTAATTTTATCGTTTGTGATGTTTTGTGGGATGCTGTTGTTTTTAGATAAAAACGGTATACGGATAGTATTATACACTACCTTCTTTGACCGTTCTTCTGCACCGTTTATTTTTTCATTAATATTCGGTGTATTGTGTGTTGTTTTATTATTGCTGATGTTTTTGTTGATGTTTTTGTTGGTACGAAAGTTGTTTGTGATATAATTGTTCGTTATTAGATTTGATTTCTTTAATCCTTCAACCCCTTTCTTTAGATTATCCAAACCATTCATGACACTCAAATAGTCTTTGTTCTTTTTTGAGGAAGAACTTGGCAATGTTTCTACTGTATTTGGTGTTTTTTGGTTTTGAATATTATCCTGAAAGGGTGAAATGATTTTCATTATGTTTGGAACTTCCTTTTTTTTAGGAGGAACTATATTCAATTCTGGTGTGCCTTGCTTATTTTTATGATTGAAATATGAAACCATCACATCTTTGAAAGAGGGTTTCTTTTTGGTGTTTGTTTTTTTATTTGTTCTCATGTCTTTTACCCAAAGAATCCTTTATCTTTTCGTTGCCGTCTACGCTCAATTTCTACTAACTGGATTTTTTCATTTTCTACTTCTATATATTCAATCAATTGTGCTAAATAGATATCCTTTTCCCAAGGAATCATACTTTCCAGTTCAGTTAGACTGTATTTATGGTGTTGTACCAGTTGAAAGGACAAAGTATAATAGTCTTTTAGACTTACATGACTTAATCCTATTCTAAAAAATCCGATATTCCCTGTAGGACCACCTCTCGTTCAACACCATCGGAGGTAGTGTATTTTACCGCGTGTTTGAGTTGGGGGGAGGTAATGAAGAAATCTAAAATATTTTCAAATTGAAATTTATTCATGTTTCCAATGAAATCTTCTACTTCAGATTTCGGAAGAGAGGAAACATCAATGGATTCCTCCTTTGTTTTGATTGTGTCAATGCAATCAACTATTAAACCATAGAAAGATTCAGGATCATCATATGAAGTATCATTTTCGTTGTTTTTCATCATTTGTAATGTGGGGTATTTCATAATAACCACGATATCATCGTCTATTTTTATATTCTTTTTGTGGTTTTTGTTGGATGATGGTTCAATGTCTATTAAATTAATTTGAAGTTCTATACTTTCATTGGTCACTGGACATTGTATGGTTGGGTTTGCAACTTCACTAACAGATTTCGCTCTGAGTCTAAGAAATAGATATTCCACATCAAACACAGGCAAAGAACTCGCATTTTCTACTCCATCAACACAGGATTCAATCACATTTTCTATTGCTTGTAGTATTTCTTTATATGATCCGGTTTCTTGCGCAATCAAAAGAATCTTTTCTTCTTTAACAAGAAAAGGTCTAAATGTTGTTTTTTTCTTTGTTGATGGAATTGTTATTTCGTACTTTGGTGTTTTTTCTATTAATATATTAGATAATGTGTTCATAATAATACTTCCTTAATTTGTTTTCTATACATCACCAGTTTCATAATCCTCTGCAATATATTTATACTGTCTATAATTGAATATTATCTGCGTTCGGTTATATTGACTTCTGTTATCAAAACCCATATTCATGGGTATTATACTAAATGGATATACTTCTTGAAATTCGAACATTGCTTTGGTTTTATCTACATCATTCATAAGGTATATTGTCATTGTTCCTTTGGCTGTGGTTCCGTCTTCAGAATACATAGACTCATTAAATTCTGGGTTTATTAAACTATCCATCCATGCTTCAAAAATCGTTCTTTCTTCCCAATCGGTGCCTACTGGGAAGGTCATAACTACTTCACTTTGAAAAGTACGACCAACCGGAACTTGTCTTGATGGTCCCCACAAATTATCTTCAAGTGTTTTAAATGATCTACCAGGAAGGGTAATCATTTCTGGTTGAAACATTATTCTGTTGGGGGTAAGTGCAGCACTTTCTACCAAAACAGAATAACGAGTTGGTTTAGATAATCCTGCTTTGAGAAAATTATTTTTAAAATAATCAATACTTGATCCATTATTGTCGGTGTATGGTGCTTTGGGTAGACTAACCATTTTTATTTTTTCCTCCAGGTAAAACAGTATCTTCTGTGAGAATTATGAACTTCCAGCCATTTTTTTCACATACTTTTTTTGCTGACGACCACTTTTCTTTATTTATAGAGTATGTTATACATTCTTGGATATATGTTTTTTCTTTTTTGTTTTTTCTTACTGGTGGTTTTGTTTGTCGCTTAGGTTTGATTTCTATGACAAATGTTGCGATCTTTCCACTGGGTCTTTTAACTTCTGCGATGAAATCTGGATAATATTTGTGTATCTTTTTATCCACTGGCGAATAATACGGAATTGACATTTCTTCACTTCCCCATTGTATGATATTTTTATTTTCGTCCATATATCGACATACTCGTCTTTCCCACAAAGAACGACAAATTATTTTTGTGGGATCACCTATATATTTAGAAAGGTTTTGTATTGTATACTTTGTTTTGTATGCCATCATGAATATATAGAATAATACTAAGGATTAAATAAATATGGCAGTAGAACAAATAATTTTTCCACCAACAGGCAATTTTGATTCCACCTCAGATCTCGGTGATTATAGAATAAACTTTGTTGCTGTTAGATACTCTAATAAGCAGTCTGTAAGAGCATATTCTGCTGTTCAGAAACTGACAGGCATATGGGCAGATGTTACATTACCTATGCCTGAAAGTATCAAGATAAACAATCAAATTTCGTACAACGACGGACAGGCAGATGTTTCTGGTAGTATATGGGATCCGACTGCTACTGGTTTGTGGAGTGCGTTTTTAGATGTAACTGGCATAAACACTGCAATGGATACTCTGGGTATCTCCGCTGCTTTGGGACACAGACCAATGGATGAACGGGATAATATCTTTAAGGGAGCGGAGTTTAGAAAACACTCATATTCCTGGAAACTCGTCCCAAAGGCTCCGGGTGATGCTCAAAGGATTACCCAAGTCGTGAGGGAGTTTCAAAGAATGGCGTACCCAAGTCGTACAATAGCAGATACCTATGCAAGAGTACTTCACCCACCAATTTGGTTTATTGGTGTTATGGATTTACGTAGTGGTAGCAGTAAAAGTTTTAGGTGGGATATGGGACCACTTCCTTCTGTATTACACAGTGTTGATATACAAACACACGGTGCAGCAGGCGGACCATATGCAGCATGGGATAGTGATGCGGATCAATCATACCCAGCAACAACTTCTCTTTCACTTGACTTCATGGAACTTGAACCTGCCATCAACTCTGAGAGTGGATTGATGTCTAGAAGTCAAGTCAGGGGAGTGTCTGATGCAGTGGAAGACACGGGCGGTGGATGAGTGCTACACAAAAACAAGGTCAATTTTTCTAGGAATATATAACACATGTATTTTGAAAACATACCAAATATAAAACACAATTTTAATTGGGAAGATATCGAAGGATATAGTGGTGGATTTATTCCGTCTGTGGAGGTGCAGGATATATTCAGACGAATTACCTTTACGGATAAAATAAGAAAAAATCCCGGCTCATTTGAAACTTATTTTGTAACGGAAGGTCAGAGGCCAGAAGAGGTTGCTGAAGATTTTTATGGAAACCCGAACCTTTGGTGGGTGGTTTTGTTATGTAATAATATCATTGATCCAATTGGAGAATGGCCAACTTCCCACGGACAAATTGTTTCAATTTTTAATAATTACCTAAGTGGGAATAGTTATTTTTTGTTTGAAAACCCAAACATAAGAAGAGGTGATGTAATTATCCGAAGAGATGTCACTCTTGGTGGTAGTATCGACACTGACAATTTTGGTGAGATTGATAGTTACGACAAACTCCTTCATCGGATAGATGTTAAAAAATCCAAAGGAACCATTAGCGAAAATGATGAAGTTTACATATTCCGAAAAAATATAATTGCAGGTGAAGAGAGGTGGGATAGTGTCGGGGGTTTCGGGCTAAGTGTATGTGAGGGATGTACGGGCTGCTATCAACAATATTTTGGTGCAACATTTTGTGCCGAGGTTGTAGGACCAACTGCGCACGCGCCATTCTGCGCAACTGCCGGATCTACATTTGCAATTGTTCAAAGAAAAGAAACAATTGCAAATGCAGTTCACCACTTCAGTTATTTGAGCGACATGGCAAATCCATATAGTGCGTTTCCAGCAACAAACCATGTTGGACCATCTGGAGATTTTTATAGTACTCAGAGTGTATGTGGCATGACTGGAACAATATTATACAAATATATGACCAGAGGATTATCTGATGAAGTCACCACATTCACCAACTTGAAGGAAACGGTTCGTAAAAATGATGAAAGGAGAAAATTAAAATTAATATCTCCCAGTATCATACCAGAACTTATTATTGAATTTAAATCTATCATACAAGGCAGTGTCCCAAGAGGAACTACCAAAATTATCGAATGATTGGAATATAGTATGGCAGAAGAACAAACAGATCGTCAGCACACATCTGATATTATTATAGAAAGCATTAAGATAAAAAAGATTGATGGTGATGATGATAATGCTTATTCTATTGTAGAAATAAAGAAAGGTGACGGGGGATCTGATTCAGAAAACACAGACAAAGGTGATATTTTCATAAGTCTTAGTATGACTGAAAGCATTTTTAATGCTGGTGTTCAAGGAATTTTAAAATTTCGTGAGCCGATTGAATCTGATACTGCTACTGGAGATAGGTTTAATTTTGTTGGTGGTGAATTGGTTGAGATAATAATAGAATCCCCAGATATTGAAGACTCAAGAAAGGAGTTGACTTTTTGTGTTGATGATGCAAAAAAACTTGGCAACGAAGCATCAGAATCGTTGGGAGGACCATCGGGGAGAGCAGATTCTGGTTGGCTGATAACCTTCGTTACCTGTGAAAATTTTTATCTAAATTGGGCAGAAATTGATGTTGCAAAAGAGGAAGATTACATTGGTCATATTGCAAAGTCGGGTAGTTTTGATGGTAAACCAGGATTAGTTAATCAACTAGCAGAAAAATATTTTAATCCCAAGGTTACAGATTATAGTTTTTCTAACAAAAAGATGGAAATAGAAAATACACACAATTCAGTGTGGTTAAAATCACACCATATCATGTATCCGTGGGGGAAAGATGTTCATCACGAAAATTTAATGTCAATGATTACAGATCTTGCTGAAAATGCTGTAACAGAAGATCAAAGGGGTGTTAATTATCTTTTCTATGCCGATTTGGACGGATGGCATTTTAAATCTATTAGAAAAATGCTTGCAGATGAAGCAGGTTCTTATGTTTTTGGTCTGTTGGGAAATGACCCGAGAGAGTATTTCATTACTGACATGGATGTAGATCCTGAAAAATGGAATTTTGGAGATCCTAGAATCGTTGCAATAAATGTCATGAGTGAATTTAATCATCTGAAAATGTGGAAGGATGGTGCATATTCTGCTTACTATGAATTAATAAAACCAAATTACGATGATCCATATTTTGAGTATATTGATTTTGTGTCTTCACACCAAAAGTCTGGTGCAAATTATTGGGGCGAAAGAGAAATTATATCATATAGTTATCATGATGATCCCTGGGGTGATTCTGGTGATGGGGGTAGGTGTGAAGAATTTAAACTTTTACCAGATTCTATTGACACCGATGGTTCGTCTGTAAAATCAAGACGGATGTATGATGAAAATGGATTATATGGGTATTTTGGTTCGCCGTATAACTCACAGAATTATAGTATAACGGATAAGTTTGGTGCAATGCATAGTGCGGGTAAATATGGACCAACGAATGATATTTTTTGGAGAAATATGTTTGATCAAAGTGATTTAAGTGGAGAAACATTATATAAAATTCAAAAGAAAATTAAAAAACCAATTCGAGATTCTGGAGCCATTGAAAAATTTGTTCAAACGAAAAACCTAAAAGAACGTTGGAAAGTATACAAAGAAACCATTTGTTGTTCAGAAGAATTATCCGCCAATGCTGAGTTTTTTGCAATCATTGATGGTTCAAGGAAAATATCTGGTAATGAAGGCAGAGGGGGGATATATGAATATTCTTGGAAAGAAGTTGAATTTTGGCCAAATGAACATGTATTGGAATCAGATGAAAATGCAGAAGAATTAACGGATGAAAATTCTCCAATTAAAATCGTTAGTGTTATCAACGGAAAACATGGAACATTTAATGAAGAAGACAGCGAGGAATGGACTAATCCGGCATTTAATTTAAACGAATTAATGAACAAAACTGAAGGTGATGATGTTTTTGTCGGTCCTGGAATTAATGCTGCAAGCGAAGAATTTAATAATTATCCATCGGGATATCAAATGATGCCTGTTGGTGGTTATTTTAGGGCCACAGGGGACATTGAAGATGATCCTTGTTTCATAAGAGGAGAGGGTGAAGAAACTTATCATCATGGACACGTTGTTGTGATGAAAAAAATATCGTATAGTTTCTTAAATTCAATCCGACCGAGTGCTTTAGGAGATGAAGAAGAGTTAGAAGATTTTGGTGATGTGCCAGATGACATATATTATTTTAATCTTCCAAATGCACATGATGGCTTGTGTCTATGTGGGGCGACAGGACCATAGGATGATTTGTTTATGAATATGCATAGAAGTTGTTGTTGTACCACCGTGGATGCGTGGCATTTTATAAATGCAGCGGTTGTTCAACTATCATTAGACTATAGCGGATCGATGCAGCATGAAGTGGATTCCATTGCGGGTGATGATGGATGGGTCGCTCATTTTATTACTAAAATGAATGAAAAGTTTGGAGATTTGCCCGAAGATGAAAAGCCGATGGTTGGTGTAGATATATGGCAAGGCAGCAATCTGCCGTTGTCGGCCGAACCAACATATGACTATAATTCTATACTTGATTTTGTGCAGACCCACTATCTGACTCCAGAGTTCGGCACCGAATACATGCCAGCCATAATAAAACACAACGAAATTTTTGACGATTATGCTGTGGTGGAAGAACTAGAAGAGGGCACATGTTGCGTACTCCCATGTGAATGCCCCGAGGGATGTGACCAGTGGGGGAATCCAGTTAATTGTGTTTGCGATGACGTAGATAGTGAACAAGATTGTATAAATAATTATCCGGGGCGTGGTTTTCAGTCTGATATTGAAGTTCTTGAAGGAGTTGCGGTTCTGTTTTTGAGTGATGGAGATAACTTCCGGGAGCAGGAGCAGCGTGTGTTGCCCTGGCTTCATGGTGGGCTGGTTAAAAGTGCATATTATACTGTTGGTTTTATGTTCACAAGTACACCCAATGAAGAAAATTTACAGATTTTGTCATCCTTGACCCACGGGCATTATTTCCCAGCAGAGGATATGGATGCATTGAACTTAATTATTGACACTTTATTACAACAATCATAAATTATCCCTAAATAAAATAGGAGAAATTAAACAATGTTTTCAAGTTTTATTTTAGAAGGGTTGCGATCATTGGGTGCAATATCGGATTCACAAGCATCAAATCCATATACATTTGAGTCTTCTTATCCGTGCCTAAACCAAGATCCTGTTGATAATTCCGATTGTCCAGAAGACGATCCATATTGCAACTGTCCATGCCAAGAGTTGCGTCCCGACGATTCATCTGTTTTAGATCTTTGGCCATGGCTTTTTGCAGGTATTGGAGGGGGCTGGTTGTGGGGAGAGGGTGAAGATAAATCAGAACCAACAACTCAACAAATTCAAGAGGCATTCGAAGAAACAAAAGAATGTGCATTGATAGAAGAAGTTTTGGGAGAGGAATATCTTGGATGTATGTGGAAAGATTCCAACCATCCTTCTAGTTGCAATTGCCCATGTGTGGGTGAAAAATTTAAAGAGTATATTGAATACAACAGAACGGATGCAACTTATTGGGACACACCAAAAACAACTCCATTATGGAGAAATGCACAAATGCAACTCATTAATTCACAAAAAATGTCAATGGTTTTAAATGGCGATCTTACTTTACGACCTGGTAAACCAATAACCATAGCAAACGTAACACCTGGTGATGAAAATTCAGACACCAAGAAAAAATTTACTGGTAGATGGTTAGTTTCTGATATAGAACATATTATTACTTCAAATAGTCATAGGATGAATTTAGTTCTTACGAGGGATAGTACTGTAATAGACCCGAACACATCTGAATCACTGGTATCCTCGTTGCTTAAATTTATCGGATCAATATTCTCATAATAATGTATGCATCCATACATACATAAACCAAGGAATTAATATATGGTAACAACACAACATCAATATTCTGATTTTGATATTGATTTCAACAGAAACGAATTCATTAATGATGTTTCTGTAGTGAAAGATCGTTATGCCATAAGGCAATCTATAATGAATATTGTGTTGACTCGTCCAGGAGAAAAACCTTTTGCTCCTGGTTTTGGGGTGGGAGTACATCAATTATTATTTGAAAATTGGACTCCACTAGACGAAGCATTTCTAGAAAGAGATATCATATGGGCTGTTCGGACATATGAACCAAGAGCAGAAGTAGAAAGTGTTTCTGTAAATCACGGGGACGAGAATACAGATGCAAATGAAATCACAATGAAAATTAATTTTATTATTCTAGGGGGCAAAGAATCCAACCCCAGAGATAGTATTCAATTAGAAATAGCAAGGGTTAGATAATATGGCAAACGACAATATAAATGTCCAATTGGGTTCTTTAGATTTTAATGGTATTAAAAATAGTATCATTAGACA